ACATCCATGTCTGCGACAACGTGGCCGACGCCCTCCGAATCCTGGGGATCGCAGCATGAGCAAGATGGGCACGCGGCTCTACCTGCAAGCTGGCGCTGAAGAGGTCCTGAACGGCTTCCCTGTGACGCTGACGGAGAAGGACTTCGAGGAATACCAGTGGTGGATGTCCGACCTCCTTCAGAAGAACGAAATCGTTTTGCTCGGGGCCTTCATGGGTTCTGGCAAGACGGCGACCGCACTTCATGCCTTCTGGAAGCTCTGGTCCACCGGAAAGGCTCGAAAGGCCCTGGTGATCGCTCCCAAGAACGTCGCGGCGGACACTTGGCCTGACGAGATCATGTGCTGGGACTTCGCCCGAGAGCTTCACTATGCCTGCGTCGTGGGTGACGAGGAAACCCGTCTGGCCGCGCTTCAGGAAGAGGCAGATGTCGTCATCATCAATCGGGAGAACCTTCGCTGGCTCTACGAACAGAAGGGTATCCGCTGGTTCCGCCAGTTCGACGTGATGATCTATGACGAGGCATCGCGGCTGAAGGCTGGCAACAAGCGCACGACGCCGAACGTCCGCAAGGATGGGTCTGTCAGCCAGCGGCGGTTGTCCGAGTTCGGCTACGTCGGGAAGATCAGGCTCCAGTTCAAGTGGGTCTGGGAACTCGCGGGCACCCCGAATCCGAACGGCATCATCGACCTCTGGGGTCCGCTCTACATCCTCGACAAAGGCCAGCGGCTCGGGACCAGCAGGACGAAGTTCCTGGAACGCTGGTTCCGCTACAACGCCTATTCCAAGACCCACGAGCCCTTCGATCACTCCGAGGCCGAGGTCATGGGGCGGCTGAAGGACGTGTTCTTCTGCCTGAAGGAAGAGGACTATCTGAAGCTGCCGCCGCTCCAGGTGGTGGATCGCTGGGTCAATCTGACGCCTCGGCACATGCAGATGTATCGGGAGTTCGAGCGCACCCTGGCGCTGGAAGAATACGACGTGGAGGCCCCGACGAACGCGGTGCTCTGCAACAAGCTCCTGCAATTCGCGAACGGCTCGATCTACGCGCCCGAGGACGAAGAGGACGGCCAGTGGAACCCGAACCGGAAGCCGGTGGCGAAACACATCCACAACCGCAAGCTGGACGAACTGGAGTCGATTTTCTCCGAGGCAGCGGGGCGTCCGGTCCTGATCGCCTACAGCTTCAAGTTCGACATCCACGCGATCAAGAAGCGGTTCCCCTGGGTCCGCGCATACGGCGAGACGCCGAACGATCTGCGCGACTGGAACACCGGAAAGCTGAAGGCGATGATCCTTCATCCGGCCTCGGCAGGTCACGGTCTGAACTTCCAACACGGGGGCAACATCGCCGTCTGGTATGGACTCAACTGGTCGCTTGAACTATACCAGCAGTTTAATAAGCGTCTTCATCGGAGGGGGCAGAAGGGATCGTTCGTCAGGCTCTATCGCATCCTTGCGCGTGGCACCAATGACGCCAGAGTGGCGGAAAACCTCGCGCAGAAAGCGATCACCCAAGACAGGATCACCGACACCGTTCGCGTCCGCATGGAAGACATTCGGAGGATGGCGGCGTGACGGCCTATGACGATGACATCGAAGCGATCCTGGGCGGCGCGGCCAAGCCGAAGCCCCACGGTGGCCTTCAGCCTGCCCCGTCTCGCGCTCAGAAACGGGCGGCCCTGGCGATCAAGCAACAGGCGGACCTGAAGGCGTCGACCTCCAGGGACGGGAACCTGAGTTCCGTCAGCATCAAGAACGGGGTCACGGTCAACTGGCTCGCGGCGGTCTTCGGCAAGACGACCGAATGGGTGCGGAACAAGCTGGTCGACTGCCCCCCCATGTCCCAGCACGGCAAGAGCTTCCGCTATGACATCAAGGTCGCGGCGCAGTATCTGGTCACGCCCAAAATGGACATCGGCACATATCTGCGGGACCTGAAGGCCACCGATCTCCCGGCATCGCTTCAGAAGGAAATCTGGGATGCCCGCCTGAAGCGCCAGAAGTGGGAGGCCCTGGCTGGCGATCTTTGGCATACACAGGACGTGATGGCCGTGCTGTCGTCCACCTTCGCCATCATCAAGTCGACGGTCCAGCTTTGGCCCGACACGGTGGAGCGGCAGGAAGGGTTGACCGACGCCCAGCGAGACCTCTTGGTCCGCCTCGGGGACACCCTCCAGGACGAGATTTACCAGGGGTTGGTCGATGCCGCGCGCGAGCGCAGCACCAAGCCTTCGCTCTTCGATGTGGACGAGGACGAGACCTCGACCGAAATCGTTTTGGGCGACGATGACGATCTGGAGGATGTCTTGTAATGCCGAAATACGAATTGATTCAAGCCGACTGCCTCGAAGCGATGAAAGAGATCACGCCAGGTTCTGTTGATCTTGTTCTTACTGACCCGCCTTACGGAACGACTCAGTGCAAGTGGGACGCTGTGATTCCATTCGAGCCGATGTGGGAACAGGTTCGACGAGCTTTGAAGCCGAACGGCGCAGCAGTATTCACCGCAAGTCAACCGTTTACTTCTGCACTTGTTATGTCGAATCCGAAGGCTTTTAAGTGTTCTTGGGTTTGGGAAAAATCAAAGTGTGGCTCCCCCGGAATAGCGGCTATTATGCCTATGCGGTTCCACGAAGATGTTCTTGTATTCTCCGCTAATTCAAGAGAGAAAACTTCGTATTTCCCTCAAATGGAGAAAGGTGGGACTCCTTACAAAAGATTTCATAAGGCTTCAAAGACTCACGAAAAAAACGAACACGGGACTGGATTTTCAGGAGGGGCCTATTCTGAGAGTAAGGGGGAGAGATACCCCCGGTCAGTTCAATTTTTCGCACAGAATTGGAGGCGGCAAGATCAAGTGCATCCAACTCAGAAGCCCGTCGCACTCATGGAATACCTGATCCGAACTTACACGCGCTTCGGCGAAACGGTTTTGGACTTCACGATGGGTTCTGGAACCACTGGAGTCGTGGCCATGAACACCGGGCGCAATTTCATTGGCATCGAGCGCGAACCGAAATACTTCGAGATCGCCAAGAAACGGATCGAGGACGCCGCTAGAGAAGCCGAAGAGTGGGAGGATGTCCTGTGAGCTTTCCCTTCGGTTCCCTCGAAGACATCGTGGTCGCGGCAGCGGAAGCCGTTCGGCCACCGGAGCGGCTGACCGTATCCCAGGCTGCGGAGAAATACCGCAAGCTGAACAACAAGGGAGCTTACGTCGGTCCCTGGAAGAATAGCATGGTCCCGTATCTGATCGAGCCCATGAACGTCCTGACCAGTATGCGCTATACCGCGATGGTCTTCGTCGGCCCGTCTCAGTGCGGCAAGACTGAAATCTACCTGAACTGGCACACCTACACCGTGGTCTGTGACCCCACCGACATGATGCTCGTCGAGGCCAGCCAAAGCCGCGCGGCTGACTTCTCGAAGCGCCGGATCGACCGACTTCATCGGGACACCAGCGAGGTCAAGGATCGCCTGATCCGAGGCCGGAACTATGACAACACCTTCGACAAGCGGTATCGCAGCGGCGCGATGGTCACGCTCTCCTGGCCCACGGTCAACGAACTCTCGGGCAAGCCGATCCCCCGACTCTTCCTGACAGACTATGACCGGATGGATCAGAACGTCGAAGGCGAAGGCTCGCCCTTCCTTCTGGCCCAGGCGCGCTCGACCTCGTTCCGCCGCTACGGCATGACGGTGGCAGAGTCTTCGCCGTCGTTCCCCATCAAGGACCCCCGCTGGACTCCGGCCACCCCGCACGAGGCCCCGCCGACTGACGGCATCCTTTCGCTCTACAACGAGGGCGACCGGCGGCGGTTCTACTGGCCCTGCTATAGCTGCGGCAACGCTTTCGAGCCCGACTTCCCCCTCCTGAAATGGGACACGGTGGACGGCAATCTGTCCAAGACCGCGAAGACCGTTCGCCTGGAGTGTCCGCATTGCGGGGCTCGCTACCACGAGAGCGGCGGCGAGATGCCGGGGAAGCATGAGATGAACATGCGGGGCTTCTGGCTGAAGGACGGCGAGAAGATCACGCCTGACGGAGAGATTGTCAGCGAAGCAATCGAGACCGACGCCCGCACGGCCAGCTTCTGGCTGAAAGGCGTCTGCGCGGCCTTCTCCGAGTGGGATGGCCTTGTCTTGAAATACTTCAACGCCCAGCGGACCTATGAGCGGACAGGCTCGGAAGAGGGCCTTCAGACGGTGATGAACACCGGGTTCTCGCTGCCCTATCTGCCGAAGGCCATGGAGAGCGACCGCGTTCCCGAGAAGCTGAAGGAGAGGGCCTACGACTATGGCTACAAGGTGGTGCCTGCGCCCGTCCGTTTCCTGGTTGCGGCGGTCGACGTTCAGAAGAGTCGCTTCGTTGTCCAGGTCATGGGCATCGGCCAGGGCGGCGACATCTGGATCATCGACCGATTCGACATCCGGCACTCCCGGCGCGAGGACGAAGAGCGCAAAGGACAGGTCCACAATGTCAAGCCCTTCACCTTCCGGGAAGACTGGCGACTCCTCATGCCAGAGGTCCTTCTGAAGACCTATCCGCTGGGAGACAACTCTGGTCGCCACATGCGGATCAAGGCTGTCGTGAACGACATGGGCGGTATGAACCAAGCGACCTCGAACGCCTATGAGTTCTGGCGCTGGTTGAAGAACGGCCCGAGTGATGACGAGCCGGATCACGAACACTGGAACAAGCTCTGGGTGCCGGGTCTTCATGCCCGCTACCAGCTTTACCAGGGGGTTCCGAGCAAGCCCGCGCAACCGAAGCCTCGGGTCAAGATCGCCTATCCAGATTCTGGCCGGAACGACCGCTCTGCCGGTGCGCGCGGTGAGATTCCGGTCATGCAGGTCAACACCACGCCGATCAAAAACCAGATCGACGCCATGCTGGAACGAGACAAGACCTTCTCCGGGAAGATCAACTTCGCCCACTGGCTGGACATCAACTTCTACAAGGAACTCTGCGTCGAAGTGAAGGATCACACCGGGGTCTGGCAGAACCCGAAGAGCTTCAGGAACGAGTCCTGGGACCTTCTGGTCATGGCCCAAGCCCTCCTGATCGAGCGCCGTCACGTCGGCATCGAACGGATCGACTGGAGCGATCCGCCTGCCTGGGCCGGAGAATGGGACGAGAACGATCTTGTCTTCGATCCCTCGACGGACAAGGAACCGTTTGCGAAAAAGAAGACGAACGACTATGATCTTGCACAACTGGCACAAACTCTGGGGTAACGCGACATGGCTCACCTGACCATTGCCGAAAAACTGGTCGAGGCCGAAACGGCCCTTCACGAACTTCTCACCGGCACCAGCGCCCGCGTCGTCGTCGACCAGAACGGCGAGCGCGTCGAATACACGGCGGCGAACGCCCCGCGTCTGCGCGCCTACATCGAAGAACTGAAGCGGACCCTCTCGGCTCCGAACCTGGGCTCGAACGGCCCGCTGCGGGCGGTGTTCTGATATGCGGACGTTCCACGATCCCGATCAAGAGGCCGCCTACATCCTTGGCCTCCCCGTCGCGGCTGAGACGCGCCCTGGCACCCCCCAGATGATGGGCGGTGCCTACGAGGCGGCCAGCCAGTTCGACCGTTCGCTTGCGACGTGGCACCCCGCCATCCAGAGCGCCGACGCCGACATCCTGCCTGACAAGGACCTGACGGACGCGCGGGCCATCGACATGACCCGCAACGACGCCTTCGCGCTGTCGGGCGTCAGCCTGCACCGAGACAACATCGTCGGCTCGCAGTTCATGCTGAACTCGAAGCCGAAGCTGAAGGCTCTCGGGATGGACGAGACCTGGGGGACCGAGTTCTCCGAAGAGGTCGAGGCCAAGTTCAGTCTCTGGGCCGAGAGCTTCAACAACTGGCCTGACGCGGCTCGCAGGAACACGTTGACCTCCATGGTCCGTCTGGCAGTCGGGGTCTATCTGAAGGGCGGCGAGCTTCTGGCGACCGCCGAATGGTCTCGGGACACTGACCGGCCCTATCGCACCGCGATCCAGATGATCGCCCTCGACCGCCTGTCGAACCCGTCCGATCAGGTCTATGACATGGAGCGGACCCGTGGCGGCGTCCGCCTGAACGCTGCCGGTGCCCCGCTCGGATACTACATCCGCAACGCTTCGCGCGGCGGAATGTGGGACTGGAAGCAATCGGTCTCCTGGAGCTATGTGCGCGCCCGAAACAGTTTCGGTCGCCCGCAGGTGATCCACATCATGGAACAGGATCGCCCTGGGCAGACCCGAGGCGTGTCCCAACTGAGCGCCGCTCTGAAGGAAATGCGGATCACCAAGCGGTTCCGGGACATCACGCTTCAGAACGCCGTGGTCAACGCCTCCTTCGCGGCGGCCATTGAGTCGGAACTCCCCTCGACCCAGGTCTTCGAGGCCCTGGGTGGCGGCGACGTGGGCGCCAGCATCGTCAACTATGCCCAGCAGTTCCTCGGCGCGATCTCGGCCTATGCTGGGAACGCCCGGAACATGCAGATCGACGGCGTGAAGATTCCGCATCTCATGCCGGGGACCAAGCTGAACATGCTGCCGATGGGCAACCCCGGCGGCGTGGGCGGCGAGTTCGAGCAATCGCTTCTGCGTTATCTGGCCGCCGACCTCGGCGTCAGCTACGAGCAACTGTCCAAGGACTACAGCGAGACGAACTATTCCAGCGCCCGTGCAGGCATGACCGAGACCTGGAAGTTCATGCAGAGCCGCAAGCGCATGGTCGCGGATCGGTTCGCCACCATGGTCTTTCGGCTCTGGTTCGAGGAAGCGGTCAACATGGGCGAGATCACGACCATGAACGCCCGCTCGGTGCCGAATATGTATGACGGCCTGAACATGGAAGCCTTCTGCGAGTGCGACTGGATCGGCGCGAGCCGGGGTCAGATCGACGAACTGAAGGAGACCCAGGCGGCCATCCTGCGGATCAAGAACCGCCTTTCGACCTACGAGGAAGAGATCGGTCGCATGGGCAAGGACTGGCGGCCCATGTTCCAGCAGATCGCCCGCGAACAGGGCGTGATGAAGGAACTGGAGATCGAGACCGAAGAGACCAATGCCATGAACGCCGTGTCTGGCGAGACCCGCGAGGCCGGAGACGGCACGGTCGACGACACGGCCTCTGACGAGAGGAAGAAAGATGTCTGATCCCATCCCCACCCAGGTTCCCGAAATCGTTTCGAGTCGCAACGGCGAGGCTTTCGTCCGTCGCGTGATCGACGGTCCCGTGCTGGTGGCCGACACCCAGATCGAAACCTTTGCGGCAAACCTCCGGGAACTCGTCGGCCATGCGGACTTCGCCAAGCTGACGGCGGCGATGGTCGGCAGCGATGACGAAGAGTTCTGGAACTCGGACGATTACATGGCCCAGAACTACCGGCCCTATCGGGTCAAGGGCGGCGTGTTGACGATCCCCGTCATGGGCTCCCTGGTGAACCGGATGTCCTATCAGATGGACCGCTATGCCACGGGCTACGAATACATCCAGCGCGCGGTCGAGCGCGGGATGATGGACCCCGGCGTCAAGTCGATCATGTTCCACGTCGATTCCCCTGGCGGTCAGGCCGCCGGGAACTTCGAGCTTGTGAAGTTCATCGCCGATCAGCGCGGCAAGAAGCCGATGATGGCGATGGTCCAGGACTACGCCCTGTCGGGCGGCTATTCCATCGCAACGGCGGCGGACGAGATCGTGGTCACAAGCTCCGGCGCGACGGGCTCGGTGGGCGTCGTCGTGATGCACGTTGACTTTTCCGAGCTATTGGCTGATTTTGGCATCAAGGTCACTTTCATCAAGGCCGGGAAGCACAAGGTCGACGGGAACAGTTTCGAGCCTCTGTCTGAAGACGCCAAAGCGCGCATCCAGGCAGGGGTTGACAAGTTCTACGGCATGTTCGTCTCGACTGTTGCGGCAAACCGCAGTATGTCGGATGATGCAGTCCGCAAGACGGAAGCCCTGGTCTACGATGCCGACGAGTCGGTGGAAGTAGGCTTCGCTGACCGGATCGGAGAGTTCCGAACGGAAATGTCCGCCCTGGCGGCGAGAGAAAACGGAGAGAACGTGATGACGAATCAGACCCAGACTGCCCCCGAAGTGGACGCGACCAAGATCGCGGCTGACGCCCGCGCCGACGAGCGCAAGCGTTTTGCCGAGGTCCAGGGTTCCGAGCACTATGCGGGACGTGAAGCCCTTGCAACCAAGTTCCTGGCCGAGACGGACATGCCCGCCTCCCAGATCATCGGTTTCCTGAAGGACGCACCCAAGGCCGAGGCCAAACCGGCGACCCCGGAGACCGAGGACAAGGGCCAGAAGCGCAACCACTTTGCCGAGCGCATGGGCAAGGAAGGTGGCCCCCAGGTGGGCGGCGTGGACGGCGAAGAGGATGACCAGGGTGCGGACGTGTCCGCCGATGGCCGTCCGAAGGCGTCGATGTCCATCCTGGCCGCCTATCGTGCCAGCGGTGGCCGCGTTCGCGATCAGAAGGCGTCGTAACCCGACGCCTTCTACCATCAACTCCTGAGAGAAGGACATCACCATGACGAACATCCCCTTCACCACGCCGAACCTCGCGGGCTCCAGCACCGAAGCGTTCACGCAATTCGACTTCCTCCTGTCGGATTCGCCGGTCTTCTTCACCGAGGACTTCGAGGTCGCGGCGTCCCAGAACCTGACGGTCTATCAGGTGGTCGGCCTGGACATCAGCGGTCGCATCATCCCGGCGGTGCTCGGCACCACGGCGGCCATCGGCATCACGACGGCACCCATTGTGACCGGCGCGGGCCAGAACCCCAAGCTCCAGATCATCCGGGGCGGTCACTTCAACGGCGATATGCTGGCGTGGCACAGCACCTACGATACGGACGCGAAGAAGATCGCCGCGTTCCGTGGGGCCGCCACCCCGACGAACATCGTCGTCGCCTTCAACAAGTATAACCGGGCGTTGTAAGACGCTCGGGAACCCGATCTGAGAGAAAGGAACCTCGCATGACTATCACTCGCACGGTCTTCAACACCGAAGAACTCCTGGGCGTCTACCGCGACCTGGAGCCGGTTCAGGAGTTCTGGCTGTCCTTCTTCCCCGGCCTGTTCACGTCCACGACGGAACGGATCGAATGGTCGAAGATCACCAACTACCGGCATCTCGCGCCGCTGGTTCTGCCGACGCAGCAAGGTCGCCCGACCTTCCGCGCGGAAGAGAACCTGACCTCGGTGAAACCCGGCTACCTGAAGCCGAAGGACGCGGTGCAAGACGCCGCCATGCTGACCCGTCGCGCCGGTCTCGGTGAGATCGGTCAGGCTCGGCCCCTGTCGCCGTCCGAACGCTATCTGGCGACCACCGCTGCCGTGCTCCAGAAGCACCGTGGCGACATCGAACGGCGCTGGGAATGGATGGCCGCCCAGGCGATCCTCTACGGCTCGATCACCCTGGTCGATGACGGCTACCCCACGGCCACGGTCGACTTCAACCGCAACTCGGGTCACACCGTCACGCTGGGCCCCGGCTCGCGCTGGGGTGAACCGGGCGTGGATGCCGTCGACCTTCTGGACCAGTGGAACGACACCATGGCCGACGCCAAGTTCGGCGGCCCCGCCACCGATGTCATCATGGGCACGTCGGCGTGGCGCGTCTTCAAGGAAGATGCCAAGGTGCAGCGCCTCCTGGAGATGGACATCCGCAACACCAGCGGCACGTCCCTCGACCTGGGCATGGGCAACGGCGACAAAGTGCAGTTCAAGGGGAACATCTCCCGGAACCACCGCGTCTGGGTCTACTCGGACTATTACGAGGCCCCGGACGGCACCGTCATGCCCTACATGGACCCGCGCGACGTGCTGATGATCGGCCAGAACGTGATGGGCGTGAAAGCGTTCGGCGCGATCCTGGACAAGAAGGCGTCCTTCCAGCCCCTCCCGGTCTTCCCGAAGATGTGGGACGAGGACGATCCCTCGGCGACGATCTTGATGACCCAGAGCGCCCCGCTCATGGTCCCGATCAACCCGAACAACACGTTCCGGGCGCGCGTCGTCGCGTAAGCCTGAACGGCAAGGCAGGCGGCTCCTGGGCCGCCTGTCTCTCTTCAACCCGCCACCAAGGAGACCACCATGTCGGGAACCACCAGACAACGCGCCGTCCATGAGATTCGCCTGAAGCCCAACAAGGACGGGACGCCCAACATCGTCAAGCCGAAGGAACTGTTCGACTGCCCGGATGAAGACCTGAAATGGCTTCAGGCTCAGGGCTCTTGCGTCGACTCCGACGAACCTGAGCCCGAGAAGAAGGCCGTCAAGGCCAAGGCCGCCGCTGCCGCCGAGAAGCCTGCCTCGACCGGCAAGGCCGCCAAGGCTGCGAAGGAACCCGCGCCCGCCCCGGCTCCGGCCACGACCGAAACCAAGCCGGAAGCCGACGAAGGTGCCGGTGAGGGCGACGGCGGTGAAGATGGCGACGACGGCGAGGACGACGTTCTGTGAGCCGTCACCGGGCCATCAAGGATAAGGCAAGGGCTCGACTCCATGATCGCATGAGGGTCGAGTCCTATTGCTACGTCGGTGGCCCGGACACCGCTCCCACCACGGTCTGGCTGCGCGTGAACTCGAAGGACGAAGCCCTCGGCGATCTGGCCGGGACGAGCCTTGCCTACGCCGAGCGCCGCGAGACCGTCCCCAAGCTGATTTTCCTGGCAGAAGAACACGATCCCCAGCGCGGCAGCGTCTACGCGGTCGGTCCCGAGGAAGCCTACAAGGTTGACACGGTGGACCCCCGAGACGGCATCACCGTGACCGTGATCGCGTCGCGACTGACCAAGAAGGAAGCGGCCCTCTACGAATATCCGGGGTGCTGACATGCTCCAGTTCGTTGTCGCCGTTGAAGGGATCGAGACGCTGAGAGAGATTCGCGAACTCGGCCCCAAGATCAAGTTCGCTGCGGTGCAGGCCATCAACAAGGTCGCCCGCGATCAGCGCGCCGAAGCGGCTCGCAGGATCACCGACCAGATCAACGTGCCCAAGAGCTATGTGTCCCCCGCTGGCGGGCGACTGGTGGTCTCCCAGCAGGCCCAGCGGACTTCCCTGGAGGCCCGCATCACGGCGCGCGGCAGGCCCACGTCCCTCGCACGGTTCTCCCGTGGCACCCCCGGAAAAGCGGGCGTTACGGTCGAGGTAAAGCCGGGGCAATCCTCTTTCATGCGGCGGGCCTTCTTGATCCGCTTGCCCCAGGGATCGGCCTTGACCGACACTCGGTTCAACCTCGGTCTGGCGATCCGGCTCCGGCCTGGAGAGCGGCTTCAGAACAAAGTGCGGCAGGTGAAGCTGGACAACGGGCTCTACCTTCTCTACGGGCCAAGCGTTCAGCAGGTTTTCCTTGACAACCAAGGCCGTGGCGTCGCCGATGATCTGGCGGAACCCACCGCCGATTACCTGGAGGCCGAGTTCGCTCGGTTGCTTGCGATATGACCTTGAACGCCGCCTTCCCTCTGGTCTTCCCTGATCCCCTGCCGTTCCGGCTGCGGGTGCAGAAGAGCCTGACCGCTGCGCTGAAACAGATCACGCCTGCGAACGGCTA